CTCATCTCTGGTATGCAGTTCAACCAAATGAATTCAGTTGATCTTCAGGAAGTTGCTGAAGAGATCTTGGAAGAAATGTTTGAGATGAGTCTTGACATCAATCAGACCTCTGACATCATCACTGATATTCTTAGTGAGTCATTGGAGTTAAGTCAGTCTAATCTTAAAGTTCAGAAGATTGATTCTCTGGCAGAAGCATTTGATAATGCCCTTGAGAATGGTCATACTGTAGAGAGATTCCTCCAGTATAGACGTTCAAAGAAAATTCAAGAGAACTTCCACAATATTTCTAATGAAGAACTTGGAACTAAGAGACTTCATGAAGCTCTGATTGCTCAGAATAGAAAGAACATCAAGGAAGGTATCCTGTCCCTGGTTGAGAAGAAGGTCAAGGACTCTTCTTACCTTGAGACCAACATGAAGAAGAGACAAGAGAATAACGAGAAGGCCCGTAAGGATATGGAGAAAATGGGTACTTCAATGAAGAACCCTCACTTTGAAGAGATGCAAAAAGAATCATCCATCATGGTGTCTCCTGGTGGAAGAATGGGTAAAGATGACAAATCTAGTATGGATGCCCATGGTAAGGCAGGAAATATGGGTGGCTCTCTTGGAAGAAAGAGAGAAGATGAGAAGAATAAGAGAATGTCATCTGCAGCTAAAGATCCTCTGAAGAAGCAGCAGCAAATGAATCGATCGGGAAGAACAGGACTCGATAGGATGGGTACTGTTATTAAGTCTGTACAAGACAAAAAAGAAGTTGATGCAGATAAAGCAAAGACAGATGCTGAGAAGAGAAGAGCAAAACTCAAAAAGAAGTTTGGTAAGTCAATCAATGTAGGTATGAGGGAGGAATGGGCTTCAGCTTACGCTTCCATCTATGAGAAGAAACTGGCTGCACCAGATCATGATCCAGTGGGTCAGGAAGATAAGGACATCGACAACGATGGTGACCACGACAAGACTGACAAGTATCTTCTCAATCGTCGTAAGGTCATCGGTAAGGCCATGGGTAAGAAAGGCAAGTGTGAGAACTGTGATGGTAAAGGGTGTGAGAAGTGTAAGGACATGAAGGAAGGATATAAGGAGATTGATCAAGCAAAGAAGAACAGAATGTTCCGTCGTGCTGGTAATCTTTCCCGTGATGCAATCAGCACTCCCATTCCTCCCGAGAAACGTCAGGATGCACACAAAAAGTCTGGTAAGATTATCAAACAACTTAATAAGTTAAACAGTGAAGGTGTACAATTCTCAGAGAAAGAACTGAAAGCGTTTGAAGAAATCACAAAGGCCTGGGAAGACTGATAGATCGGAGACCCGATGAAAGACGTATTTAAATACTTGAAGGACTCCAGGAAACTCTTGGAGTCCACAACTTCTGAGAGGGCGGCTGAACTTGGGTACGAATATCGTTCCCGTGGCGTTTGGAGTGACCCAAGAACTGGTAAGAGATATAGAACTGATGGTACTCGTTTCGTAGAGATTCAAGAACCTACGAAACAAGAGAAAGAACCTAAAGAACAAGAACCTAAGACTCTTTCTCAATTCAAAAAAGATGTTCCTCAACAGGAAACTCCTCCACAAGAGGAGACACCTTCTGTTGCAAACCAGATGGATAGAGTTGTTCCTGGTGGACCAACTGAAACTGCAATAAGTTCTGGTGACCAGAAGACTGTTGAGAAACAACTCTCCCGTGGTAGAGAGGATGTTCAAAGTCCTGAAAGAAAGAAACAGATTGCACAACAAGCATCTGATATTATTGCTCAACTTCAGGCAGAGAAAGAAGCAGAAGAGGTAGCCGCTGCAGAAGCTGAAGAAGAAAAACAGAAACAGTTAGCACAAGATGCAGGTCCTCCAGAGAAGGACAAAGAAGATTTCAAAACTATTGATGATGTAATTGAAGATGAGTCAGAGGATATTGACTTCAATGATGATGAAGAAGCCTTTGAACAGGAGTATGAGGCTTATGAGAAAGAAGCTAGAGAGATGATGAAGGCGTTGACTGAACGTCAACAAAAGATGATGGAGAAGAAGTTTGGATCTTTCACTGAGAGTCTGAGAAACATTCCTTCTGCAACAAATAGAAGATCATTCCTTCAATCCATGGCTCATGCAAAGTCATTTGAAGGTCGTGTCAACTCTGGTGCTGGTAAGAACAACCTGGGTTATGCTGATATTCAGAACCTGATGGCAAACCGTGATCGTTTGATGGAAGGTTATGGTGATGGATCTCCAGAACAAATCAAGAAGTTTGTTGATTCTGTAAGATCTAATGAAGTATCTGATGAATTTGTAGATGCATCGTTTGAAGTTCTCCCAGACGCATTCAAGAAATCATTGAGTGGTAAGGGTCAGGTTACAAATGATAAGTATGTGTCTGATGATAAGGCACATAAGGATATGCACTATATTGGTAGGAATGAAGATGGTACTGCCAGAAGAGGTGCAGCCAATAACAAGGATAGAGCAAAATTGATGTGGAGAATCTACCTCGAACAAGGTGGACGTGATGCATATACTGGTCTTCCACTTGATATTCAAGCCATGGACCTGGAACACGTTCGTGGTTTCAACAACAAAGATGGTGGAAATCCTAGTAAAGAACAGTGGGAACAAAGAGAGAATGATGACAACTTCACTCTGATCAACTCTAATGTCAACCAACAGAAGGTTGATCTTTCAATGAAAGACTTCTTTGAACAGAAAGTTGATCCACATAAGGACAAAGGTGAAGAAGACTTTGGTGGTATCGAAAAACTCTTCGAGAAACAAAACCAGATTGGTAGTGTTGGTGATCAGTTAGTCAAAACACTTCTTGGTGATGGTGGAAAGGGTATGGGAAGTGGTGTTACAAGAGAAATTCTTGATGAACACTTTGGTAATGACGATAGAAGTTACACAGAGCTGAGAGATGAGTTCCGTAAGGTTGCAACAACACCCAAAGACAAAGCAAAAGCTGCGGGTATGAAGTCTAAACTGGGTAAACAGTTACTCAAAGCAACTGGTCTTTCCCGTGGTATTACTGATAAGAGTGGTAGAAGAACCGTTGCACTTCAAGAGAATGTTTATCGTGGTTTCTTAAGATCAATGGCAAACGCAAAACCAGAAGATCGTCAGAAATATATGGATGGATGGGCAGAGGCTATCAAACAGGGTAATGAGGAGAGAGAACCAAAGGCAGTCAACCGTAAGTTGATTGAACTGGGTCTGATTGATGAAGACATCTTGAACGACAAGAAGGCAGGTAAAGTTTTCAAAGAAGAATATGAAGAAACTAGGAGAACGTCCACCACATATGGTAGAATGTTTGTATCCAAGTATCATAAAGACAATAAATACTTCTATGGAATCTGATAAAAGATGAAAAGTTTCTTTAAATTCCTCTCTGAAGCTAGAAGTACCCCTGCATCTGAGAAGGCTAAAAAACTTGGTTTGACCAGTGATGGAAGTGGTGGATGGAAAGATAGATCTGGTAAGATTGTTGCACGTACAGTTGGTGGTGAACTGAAGTTTTCTGAGAGAGGAACTTCTACACCTACCACTGGTGGTGGTCAACAACTCACACAACAACAAAGACAAGAGATTCCTCAACAGAGAAGACCTCAACCTGAGGAAGAACCCACTGTAAAGAAAGGTGGTGAAGAAGGTGAAGATAAAGGCAGAGAGAAGAGTGGTGAGACTGTAACTCTGGTATTTGGTAGGTTCAATCCTCCCACTATCGGACATGAGAAACTTCTCAATGGTGCACAACAAGTTTCTGGTGATGGTGACCTGAGAATCTATCCTTCAAGATCAGTTGATCCTAAGAAGAATCCTCTGGATACAAACCAGAAGACAGAACTGATGAAGAAGATGTTCCCTGATCATGCAGATAATATCATTAATGATGAAGGTGTAAAGACAATCTTTGACGCCTTAAAGATTGCAAATGAAGATGGATATTCAAACGTCAAGATTGTAGTTGGGTCTGATCGTGTTGCTGAGTTTGACAATCTGGCTCAGAAATACAATGGTGACCTGTATGACTTTGAAGAGATTGATACCATCTCTGCAGGTGAAAGAGATGAAGATGCAGAAGGTGTCTCTGGTATGTCTGCCTCTAAGATGAGAAAGGCTGCAACAGAAAATGACTTCGATACATTCAGAAAAGGTATTCCCGATACTCTGGATGATAATGCAGCGAAACAGATGATGAATACTGTTCGTAGAGCAATGCAGGTTACAACAGAGTCTTGGGCTTTGTGGGAAATTGCACCCAAATTTGATTGGAAAAACCTGAGAGAAAATTATGTTACAGGTAACATCTTTAAAATTAATCAGTTGGTTGAGAATCTGAATACAGGATTAGTTGGTAAGATTGTTCGTAGAGGAACCAACTATCTGATCTGTGTCACAGAAGATGACATCATGTTCAAGTCCTGGATCCGTGATCTCCGTGAATACACAGAGGTAAAGATGGACAGGAAGATGAGAGTGAAGGGTAAACCGAATACCCTTACTGGAACAACAGGTTACTTCAAGAATGCAGCTGCTATTACACCTGGATTTGAAAAAGGAGATGATACTAACCTTCAATATGGTGCCAAACCTTACAAAGGACCTAAGACAAATATTCGTGAATTCATAAATAGATACAAAAGTAGAAGTCTCTGATCCGTCATGACAAGAAAAAATAGATACTCTAACTGGAGAGAGGATCTCATTGAAGTTATGGATATCCCTTCTTCAGAGCCTAAGACTGATACTGAGGATGAAAAAAAGATTACCGAAAAGAAGGTAAAAAATAAGATCGTTATCAATCCTACTATGAATGAAGCCTTCGGAGAGATTGGTGGTATAATTTTAGAGGTTGTTGAACTGGATGAAGTTCTTGATATGAAGAAGGCTGATATGGGTGAAGTCATTAAGGACTTCCGTAAGTCTGATGCTCCTCAGTTCAAGGGTAAGTCAAAAGAAAAAAGACGTGAGATGGCCATTGCTGCCAAGTTAAGTGCAGAAGAAAGATTTGTTCCTCCTTATAAAGAACTCAAGACTGTCTCCAATGAGAAGGCAAAGAAGAAAGAACGTGAAAGTGGAGTGAGTGAAGCAGTTTATGGTGGTACTCCAGTAGAGAAAAAAGATACCAGATATAGTGTAACTGCTGCTGATAAAAAGGCAAACACCAAAGCATATCAGAATTATAAAGCAGGTGACAAACGTTACAAGGCTGTTGGACCCATGGGTGAAGCAACCGAAGTTGATAAACTTGAAGAAGACTCACGTCGTATGAGCAATAAGCAACATACTCAACGTGTAAGATCTAACATTAAGTCTTTTGGAAGTAACTATACTCCTCCTAGTAACTACGACCCTGATGCTAATCGTGGCAAAGGAGAAGTTCTTACTCGTAAACAGATTGAGAAGAAACGTCGTAAGTCACTTCGCCAAGAAGAAGTAGGACAGATTGGTGAAATGCCCTCTCAGTATGTTGAAGCAGCAGAAGATCGTTTGAGGGATATGCGCCAAGAACGTGGTGGTGTTGATGGTAATGTAGATTATCGTCGTACTCCTAAGACACCTAATACCAAGAAGTTTGGTACTGGTAAGACCATGGCTCAGAAAGAGATGGAGAAAAAGTATGGTAAAGGTGCTTCTGTCATGGATGTTGTAAAGGCACAAATCCGTTCTAAGTATGGAAAGGGTGCAATCATGGATACCAAGAAAAAGAAGTAATTGATATATAGAGTATAGATACCTTATGAGGTTATTATGCTCGCATTCTTACTTCCACTTGCATCAAAGATTATTACTGATGCTGTAGCCAAGATTCCTGAAAATGAGGAACTGGGTGAAAAGCTTATCGAAATTTGTCTTGTTATTCTTGGTAAAGCAGTCAAACTGACCAAAACTGATATGGATGATCAACTTCTTGAGATTGTATCTAAGGCAATTAAAACAAGAGAAGAGTGATATTCTGGGAGACCCTGTCTCCCCTTTTTTTATAAATATTTCTATCTAATAAAGTTTATCAGGAAAAAGACATGGCACTTTGGGGAAATAATGATGCTGTAGGAACTGGTGGTACAGTGTCCCTTAACTATGCAACTGGTGTAGTAACTGGTAGTGGTACAACTTTCGGTGAAACTGGTGCTGCTCAAGAAGGTGATGTTATCCGTTTTGGTAGTAGAACTGGAACATACTTTGGTGATGCTGTTATCGTTAGTATCGCTGGTACAGAGTCACTTACTATTGGTTCAACTGCAGGACTGAGTGGTGCTGCTATTGCATCAACCTCCTTCTACATCTCACAACTTCCTAAGTACACGATTGTTGATTCACACTACAGTGAGTCTGCAACACTCGCTAATGGTTTTGATGCTCTTGTATATGGTACTAACGAAGTATCAACAGAAGCTGAAACTGGAACACAATACGAACTGACTCACGGTGGTTGGGTTGGTGTTACTACCTACAACGATAACGAGGGTAACCTGAGAGTTAAGAAAGAAACTCTAGTTGCAATGTCTGGTATCACAACGGGTGGTATTGATTATCACACCCCCTGATAACTGATGATTTTTAATGAATTGAATGAGGAAAACTTTCTCTTATTCGCAATTAAGTATTATGAAAATCCCCAAGCTTTGACAAAGGAGGATTTTAATAAAGACTTGAATCACTTCAAGTATATTAAAAGACTCCTGAAAAGATATAAGAATAACGGTGAACTGAAGATACATTTATTGATAAATCATTTTATTATTTTGTATAATATCTTTGGTGATGCCGCTACTCCTATGTTGTTTTATAAAATTGAAAGAGATCTATGGTCTACCATAAAGACGTTCATTGTTTTTATGGATAAATTACCAGAGTATCCTCATACTTATGTTCATGATATTGAGTTAGATCAAAGGTGCCTAAAAGAACTGGAGAAAATTTCTAATGGACAAGGACAAGATTGATAGGTTTGTAGATGCATTTCGTACTGCAATGTATAATGAGTTCAGTGTCAATGAGGAAGGTATGGTGGCAAATCCTCCTGGGGGATCTGGTGGATTTTCTGGGTCCTCCAATGCTGCTGGTCCTACTGCTGGTTATGACCCCGTTATGAAGTTGGATGGTAGAAACAAATATGTCAAGAAAGCCATCAAAGATTTGATGGATAGAAAGAAGAAAAGGGAAGATAAAAGGACCATGAAGAAGGCATTAAACTATAATCCCTATTTCAAACCGTTCAATGGATCAGGTAAAGGTAGCACTAATTGAACAAAAACTTGATGACCTCAAACCTATCATTGTCAAACTTGACAGTGCAATAGAGAAATTAAGTGAGGTAAATATATCAGTTAGCAGAATGCTTGCTGTCCATGAAGAAAGAATATCAAAACAAGAAGAAATTGACACTGTACTCTTTGCAAAGATTGACAAACTCCGTGATAAAATGGACACAGATCATGACAGTGTGTTGTCAAGACTTCGTGGATTAGAGAAGAGAGTTTGGATGGTTGTTGGTGGATTGACAGTTCTGTCATTCACTGTAAATTCTCCATTTGTTACGAAATTCTTGACACTACCCTCTCAACCACCTACAATAGAAAGAGGTTACCTCTCTGATTGATTAATGGATTTTATTGATGTCAAGTATATTCAACTCATTTCATCAAGACTCCAAAAGTTTAAAAAAGTAAAACCACATTTGTACAACTGTCGCTGTCCTATTTGTGGTGACTCACAGAAGAACAAGTCCAAAGCAAGGGGATACTTTTATCGCGTCAAGAATAATACCAATTACAAGTGTCATAACTGTGGGTTGAATATTTCATTCAATAACTTTCTGAAACAATTTGATGAACCTACACATAAACAGTATGTGTTTGAGAAGTTCAAAGAAGGTAAGACTGGAAAGAGTTTTGTAACCGAATCACCAGAGGACCTTTTTAAGAAAGTAGATAAATCTAAACCAACCTTTAAGAAGAAGGTAAAGATTGATCTTCCCAACGCCTTTGATGTTGATGTGTCTAAACGATATCTAAATTCCAGAGTAATCTTCGAAGGTAATTTTTATTATTCTGAGAACTTCCAGGAATTTGTAAATACACTCAAACCAGGTTCGTTTGAAAACACCAGGTATGGTGAACAGAGGATTGTAATTCCTCTTATCAGGGATGACAGACTTATTGGTCTCCAAGGAAGAGCCCTATCTACAAACCCTGTTAAATACTTAACCATTATGTTGGATGAGGATGAACTTAAAGTCTACGGACTAGATTCTATTGATAAGGAGAAACCAGTTTATGTCACAGAAGGACCCTTTGACTCCACTTTCCTTAGAAATGCTATTGCTATGTGTGGTAGTGATGTTGACCTCAGCACTTTGGATTATCAGTTCATTTACGTCTACGACAACGAACCAAGAAACAAACAGATCGTTGATCGAATCTCAAATCAAATCGACAGTGGTAACTCCATAGTCATCTGGCCCTCCAACATCAGGGAAAAGGATATCAATGACATGATCCTCAGTGGTCATAATGTGAAGAATGTGGTAGAATCGAACACCTACCAAGGATTAGAAGCAAAACTTAAGTTTACAGTCTGGAAGAAAGTATGAGTAACGGTATCAAAGTTAAGAAAAGAAGTGGTGAAGTAGAGAAACTAGATCTTGATAAGATGCATCTTATGGTCGATGAGGCATGTAAAGATCTTGCTGGAGTGTCAGCCTCTCAGGTCGAGATGACCTCTGGTATTCAGTTTTATGATGGTATTACTACAGATGAGATTCAGGATATTCTGATTCGTAGTGCCAGTGATCTGATTGATTTGGATCATCCAAACTATCAGTTTGTTGCTGCACGTCTCCTTCTGTTCACTCTTCGTAAACAAGTCTTCAAGAACAAGAAGGGTACTGCACCTAATCTGAAAGAACACATTGAGAAGTGTGCATACAATGGTCACTATGATAAACAGATTTTTGAGAAATATAGTCTGGAGGAGATTGAGAAGGTAAATAGTTTTATCTATCACGATCGTGATATGTTGTTCACTTATGCTGGTCTTCGCCAGGTGGTGGATAAGTATCTTGTTCAGGATCGTAGTACTGGGGATGTGTTTGAGACTCCTCAGTTCATGTATATCATGATTGCTCTTACGATCTTCCAAGACTACCCAAAGGAGACCCGTCTTGACTATGTCAAAAGATACTACAACGCAATCTCCAAACACAGACTCAACATTCCCACACCTATCATGGCGGGGGTTAGAACTCCACTTCGACAATTTGCTAGCTGTGTTCTTGTTGATGTTGATGACTCCCTCGATTCTATCTTTAGCTCTGATATGGCTATTGGCAGATACGTTGCACAAAGGGCGGGAATCGGTATCAACGCGGGTAGGATCCGTGGCATCAACAGTAAGATCAGAGGCGGAGAGGTTCAACACACAGGTGTGGTCCCCTTCCTCAAAAAGTTTGAATCAACTGTCCGATGCTGTACACAAAACGGGATCCGAGGTGGGTCAGCTACTGTCCACTTTCCTATCTGGCACCAAGAAATAGAAGATATCATTGTTCTGAAGAACAACAAAGGTACTGAAGATAATAGGGTAAGGAAACTTGATTACTCAATTCAGATTAGTAAACTCTTCTACGAGAGGTTCATTAAGGATGAAGAAATTACTCTCTTCTCTCCACACGACGTTCCAGGTCTGTATGATGCTTTTGGCACTGATCGTTTTGATGAATTATATGTGGGTTACGAACGAGATCAGTCTATTCCTAGAAAAACGGTTGGGGCTCAAGATCTTATTCTAGATCTTCTGAAAGAGAGGGCAGAGACTGGTCGTCTGTATATCATGAATATCGACCACTGTAACAGTCACTCCTCTTTCAAGGACAAGGTTGAGATGAGTAATCTATGTCAAGAGATCACTCTTCCTACATATCCTATTAATCATATTGATGATGAGTTTGGTGAGATTGCATTGTGTATTCTTTCTGCAATCAATGTGGGAAAGGTTAGGTCTGACGATGAACTGGAAGACCTTTGTGATCTTGCAGTCCGTGGACTGGAAGAGTTGATTGATTATCAAGAGTATCCTGTAAGAGCCGCAGACATTGCTACAAAGGCCCGTAGATCCCTTGGAGTAGGGTTTATTGGTCTTGCACACTATCTGGCTAAGTTGGGTTATAACTATGATAGTCAGGAGGCATGGGATGCAGTACACGGTCTTACAGAATCTTTTCAATACTACCTTCTAAAGTCTTCAAATGAACTTGCCAAAGAGAAAGGACATTGTGAATATTTTGGTAGGACAAAGTACGCGGATGGTATTTTACCTATCGACACTTATAAGAAAGATGTCGATAAGATTTCGTCACAAACCTTACAACATGATTGGGAGTCTCTACGATCTTCTATATCCACCCATGGACTACGGCACTCAACATTGTCCGCTCAGATGCCTTCAGAGAGCAGTTCCGTTGTGTCAAACGCAACAAATGGAATCGAACCACCTAGAGACTATCTGTCCATTAAGAAGAGCAAAAAGGGACCGCTTAAACAGATTGTCCCTCAGTATGGATCTCTTAAAAATAATTACACACTTCTGTGGAATATGTCTTCTAATCGTGGTTATATTAATGTTGTGGCTGTGATGCAGAAGTTCTTTGACCAAGCCATCTCTGGTAACTGGTCTTACAACCCTGAGAACTACCCTGACAATGAGGTTCCAGTTTCTGTAATGGCACAAGACTTCTTGACAACATACAAGTTGGGATGGAAGACTAGTTACTATCAGAATACATATGATATCAAGACGGATGAAGCTCCAGAGGAAAACTCTGAACTTTCAAATCTCCTAAATGATATTATGGAGTCTGAAGAGGATGATTGTGAAAGCTGTAAAATCTAGAACAGAGGTGTAAATGCAGTACGATTTCGTAGCAAGTAAAGAAAATAACAATAACAAACAGACCGTCAAGGGGATGACGGTCTTCAACACAGAACAAGTTAATACCAAGAAACAACCAATGTTTTTTGGTAAACCCCTAGGAATACAAAGATACGACTCATATAAGTACCCAGTCTTTGAGAAACTGACTACTCAACAACTGGGCTATTTCTGGAGACCAGAAGAGGTTTCTCTACAAAAAGATAGAGCGGACTATCAAACACTTCGTCCTGAACAGAAACATATCTATACTTCTAACTTAAAGTATCAGATTATGTTGGACTCTGTTCAAGGTCGTGGTCCTGGTATGGCTTTCATTCCTTACTGTTCACTTCCTGAACTGGAAGCGTGTATGGAAGTCTGGGGATTTATGGAGATGATTCACAGTCGTTCCTATACATATATTATCAAGAACGTATATCCTGATCCTAGTGATATCTTTGATCATATCATTACAGACAATCGTATTCTTGAAAGGGCTTCAAGTGTGACGGAGTCCTATGATGCATTTATCGAAAGTGCTCAAACATGGGGTAATGGTAGTATGTGGCAGGAAGATTTTCGTGATACATACACTTCACAGGACCAAATCAAAGATGTCAAACGTAAACTCTACAGAGCAGTTGCAAACGTTAACATTCTTGAGGGTATTCGCTTCTACGTTAGTTTTGCTTGTAGTTTCGCCTTTGGTGAACTTAAACTCATGGAGGGATCTTCCAAAATCATCTCACTGATTGCAAGAGATGAAAATCAACATCTTGCTATCACTCAGAATATTCTGAACAAGTGGTCACAGGGTGATGATCCTGACATGAAACAGATTGCTAAAGAAGAAGAAGAGTGGGTCTATGCAATGTTTGACCGTGCTGTCAACGAAGAGAAGAAGTGGGCCGACTATCTATTCAAGGATGGATCTATGATTGGTCTGAATGATGTACTTCTTCAGAAGTATGTTGAATGGATTGCCAATCGTCGTATGAAAGCGATTGGTCTCAAACCAGTCTATGATGTAGCTGCCAAGAATAATCCTCTCCCCTGGACACAACATTGGATTTCTTCTAAGGGTCTTCAAGTTGCTCCACAAGAAACAGAGGTTGAAAGTTACCTAATTGGAGGAATCAAACAAGATGTTAAGAAAGATACTTTCTCGGGTTTTCAACTCTAAAAAAGCACAAGCCAAACGTGAGACTGATTGGTGGTTCCATGAGGAACCATCAAATACCATGGAATTAGTTGACAATGAAGATTAATTCTTCATTTTTTTATGCATTGAATTATGTGATTTATCTTTCATCTTCTCACTTATCATATCGCAAAACTTATCGTTTCTCATAACCACTTCGTAAATTCTAGTTCTTTCACTCACAAAAAATCTTCCTTCAATGTTTGTATTATAATAACCATCGGTCATTAGAACATCTCTTTTGAATTGTTCCATAGTTTCGTAATAAGACATTGATTTTTTGTGAGGACACAAATAAAGTATTTCTCTTAAAAATTTATCCTCACCAAGAAGTTTTACATCTTCATTTAATTCATCACAAGATCCAAAATATTTTTTCCAATCACTCTCTTTCGTTTTTCTTCTACCAGTCTTTTTATCTTTTCTTCTTGTCCAAAAAGATTTCTTACCAACATATTTTTTATCATTTGTTAAATTTGTTATGAGGTAAACAAATCCTTCCATACCTTTGGGCACTTCAGTAAAGTTTTCTTCGTTATATTTCCAAGACATGAAAAATATTTTCTACCATAAACTATAAACCTATTTACATTGTTCTGACAAAGGTCTTGACAGAAGATGTTCCCCTGTACTACAATTCAAACATTCTCGTTCGGTATTACCGTAAGAATTACTTTGAGCCGTGTGAGGGGTCAAACCCTTGAGACGGATGTTGATTTCTATTAATTTAATGTTTACTAAATTTCTCTCACTTGCTTTAATTACATCTATCCCTGCTGCTTGTGCTTATCCAAGTATCAGTGAAATTGAGAACCCACCTACTGTTGATGTTAGTGTCAACGAAGACAAGGCAATCACTCTTGAGGTGGACAACAAGACTTGGACTTGCCCCACCTGCTCACCAAACGAGAAGTATGTCTTACAACAACTCCAAGAGAAAACCAGAATCTCAGATCGCAATGCTCTTGCTACGATCATGGGAAACATTAAATCAGAAAGCAACTTTATTCCCAACATATGTGAGGGAGGGGCTAGAGTTCCTTACAACGCTTGCCATAGTGGGGGTTATGGTCTTATTCAGTGGACCACTATAGGACGATACAATAACCTTGGTAAGTTTGCTACTAAATATGGTTACGATCCTTCCTCACTAGAGGGACAAACGGCATACATGATCAACGAATCTGTATTCCAACGTTATCTTCCTGAGTTTGAGGGTCCTGGTAAGACAGTCACTCAGTATATGGTTCCTGCTTACTACTGGTTAGGGTGGGGTATCAAAGGGTATCGTCAACAATATGCATACGATTACACTAAAAAGATGGTATTTGCATGATCCAAAAAATTAAATCTATACTTAAAAAACTGATATCAGTAAAAAAAGATACTAAGGTACTTAAGATATCCAATAAGATTAAGAATGTAATTAAGAAACCTTATAGGTCAATTCCTGCACCCCACATCCTTCCTGATGATCCTTGGTTTGGTTCTTCAATCAAGACTCAGAAAGGACTTGACATTCAAAAACAAATCGATCATAATAAAGAAGTTGAGAGACAAACCAATCTCTCTAAGGAGTCAGAAAACATTCATCAAGAGATGTATGAACTGGCAACTAAGAACTGGAACACTGTCAAAGAGACTCAGGGAGGTTCTGAAAACTTCCAAGAAGGTTCAAGTTCAGTACGTTGGCAATCAGGAACTGGTTACGGTCAGTTCAGGGGTTGACAATCCAACCAACACCAGTTATATTATAGAGGTGGTTGAGAGACCACTGCGGTGATCCCCTTCCTGGTTCAGGGTCAGCGGCGATAGGAACCAGGGTTCGACAGAACCTCTGACTTGATATATAATATTGGTTGGAGGTTCAGTTGGGAATTTGACAACTTGCCCCAGTAGCTCAGCCTGGATAGAGCATCGCACTTCTAATGCGTTGGCCGGGAGTTCAAATCTCTCCTGGGGTGTTGGTAACTTAGTTACTATAAAACAAGCCCTTGTAGCATAACGGTGATGCAGTGCTTTTGTAAAGCAAAGATTGCTGGTTCAAATCCAGTCGAGGGCTCCTCGCGGAATTAGTTCAGTGGT